CAAACTTCGACTTAGATATGTACTCTTCAGGAGTCATTATCACTTCTTCATGTCTCCTGTTTTTAGGATTGAAAAAGTATCGATTAAATACAAGTCTATGGTTTTTTGTAACGACATAATCTTCTCCATAAGGCTGTCTCACTAAGTATCGGTCTGTTATACCATCTACTCGCTTCATCACAGTCTTTATCTTCCCCCCCTCAACCATCACTTTATCACCAACATTAATATCTTTTATTGACCTAAAAGTAAAGTCAGCCATTAACAACTTAGTATCAGGAGCATAGCACTCATCGTGAGCTAAGAATAATAGCTTCTCACCATCGTATGAGTTCTCTTCAGTGTTCTTCCAGTCTATAGTCGTATCCAAACCAATGACACTGTCGTCTCCTAAAGTAGCCATGTTCTTCTTTGTAATCTTAGATGCTGGCACCCGATAGGCAAGCTCAGTCTTTGGCTTGTCCATACCATCCATGATAGGTCTGAAGAAGAATGGTAGCCTGCTATTTATTGGTACCACCTTATCAGTAAACATCTTCTTAGCATCAGCACCAGTCTTAGATAGTATACCTACACGAGAGTCTCTAGCAAGTGTGGCTATGTTAACGCACTCAGATGATGACATGAATGAGAACCCTGAACGTCTAATCTTCAAGTAGATCATACCAAATGATCTTGGATCAGCCTTGCATGCTTCCCAGAATATAAAGAATATCCTATTTGCTTCACGGTAGTCTGCATACCCAACGTCAATACTAGACCACTGTAGGTACATGTAATGGGCACCAGTAATATACGTAGGCTTACCATTGTTCATGAACCATAAACCCTCTTCTCTTCTATCAAACTCTTGCTCGATGTAGTCTACCCATCTGTCTTTAAACTCAGCAGGCATCTCGTTCCAATGGAAGATTGACTGTACCCTATAAAGCTCTTTTGGTAGTTCTTCTCTCTCCCAGTACTGCTGTGAAATCTTTTCAGACCTTTTGTATACCTCCTTAGGTACAGCAGGCAACGCAATAGTCAATCCTTGTATGCTTATAATCTCTCCTATCTGTCCAGTCTTAGAAATAACAACCATGTCGTACTGCTCGTTGTAGCCGTACTGCCATGACCTACCGCTGTTCTTCTTGCTTATAGCATTCTGAGGAACGTGGTCCTTAACGATTCGATATAGATCTTCGCTCTGCAAATCCTTGTTTTGTATCTGTCCTACTTACTCCCTTATCCAACATCTCAAGAGCTTCACGCTCAGACTCTATTCTATTTAAAATCTCAAAGGCATCAAATATGGCAAGCTTCTTTGTAGCTGCTGCATTCTTTAATCTGTCAGCAGATAGCTCACTCTCATCCTCGGGTTTAATAATTGCCTCCTTTGCTACTTTAATCAGCTGCTCAACAGCCTGATGACCAGCCTCAATAATCTTAAGTTTTATTTCTTTTGGATCTCTCATAGCAGTATAGTTATTTGATGATCGTACATTCTATATAGCTTCTCTCCATCTACATCAAACTCATACTCACTGTCTGGCTTGAAGCAAACCTTGTCTCCTGCATTCACACCTTGCGATATGAGATAAGCGTTCGGGTAAATCATAGTTCCCATGAGGGGTTCATGGGAAAATGGTTTCTTGATATATGACTCAGTTGCTGGTATAGGTTTTACAAAGCAGTACCTATCGTATGTATACCAAGTCCCCCCTCTACGATATAGGAAGAACTGGTCTTGATCTATAAAAAACAAATCATCTCTAAAAAATGATCTCCCACTCTTCCTTCTTCCTTTAATGTCATTATAGAACTTAAATGCATTGTGATGTACTAGAAGAGTATCCCCCACTTGTATAGGACCAGTATACTTATAAGGCACCTCAATGACTTCAGCATATCTGTTTGAAAATTTATGATCCTCCTCTGAAGTATTGACAATAAGTTGTATGCCACCAATATCCTTGGTGTTATTGTATCGCTCACCATTTAAAGGTCTTACGATAAAATCAAATGGAGACTGCATCAATAACTTATATTATATTCAATAGCAACTGGCATGGTGTGGTTAAATTCTTTCCACATCATTACCTCGTTCTTCTCGTTAACTATATAAATCTGTACAGATCCTTTATCGTTATCAAACCTTATTAAATGTATCTCATGTGTGTCGTTTAACACCTTCTGACCAACAATGTAGTGCATTGAGCTTCCCTTGTAGTCAGGTCCAATTGAAATTTTTCTAATATCCATTTAATTAAATTTTAATGAGAGTGGCTATTAATGTACCACTCCCAGATAGTCTGTTCCTGTAATTCTATATACGTTACCAGCTACTAAACCAGCAGCTAATGCAGCAGCATTGTTGGCATACACAGGCACTGATGGTAGTGGAAGGGATAGGATACTTCCAATAGTAAAGTTCTTAGTCTTGTTGCTGTCCTCAGCATCAGTACCAATCAGCTTGTCGTTGTATGAAACGCTATTATCTGTAGCGTATGAGTTTATAGTTGCCATATTATTCAGCGGTTATAGGTGGTTCAGGAGTTGGTTCAGGTTGCGGAGGTACAGGTGGTACATAATCACCTGTGATGGTTAGGTTCAGTTGCTCTGCAACCCAATCCCAGGCATAACTATCGATTGTCCATTGTGCATAAGCATCACCTGTCATACTTAGATTACCTTGTGCTAACTGAGGACCAACCGCTAGGTCTACAGTCTCAGCAAATAGCTGATAGTAGAATGTTGCAGATGTTCCTAGTGTTACATTAATAGCGTAAGCATTTAAAATCTTCGCTTCTTGTACTGTTCCATTGTCCCAAATGGATACTGGTTCAATTGTTTTCATATTGTTTTTGTTTATACGTAATTACCTAATAAGTCTACTAATACTCCATTTATTTCAACTCTAACAAGTGCATTGTTTGTAGCAGCACCACCTCTAGCGTTTCCTAATCTCCAATCAACCGCTGCTGTCTGTGTACCTGCTGTAAGTGTTCCTGTTCTAAATGCTCCATTAACATATAACCTCGCTCCGACATCAGTTGTCGTTCCAATCAAAACGTTGCCAGCATACGATATCCTAAAGTTATCTGAATTAGTAAACGTATTAGTAATAACAAAGTCCTCAGTAATTGGGTCAGCCCACAATCTATAGGCATTAAAATTATTTAGACCAAATGGTAATGCTAAATATAAAGACTCAAGACCTCTAATATTTCCATTTACATCGAGTTTATAGGAAGGCGAAGTCGTCCCAATTCCAACATTGCCGCCTGTTACCGCCTGTAAAGAAAGTGAAGAAGCTTCAATACTCATTGGTTGGTAACTACCATAAAATGAACTATCTACTCCAAAAATAGTAGACCTACCTGAACTAAATGTTCCATCGTTATCAATTCTTATTCCTCTAGCAGTTCCACCAAAAGCAGCAGTAGTACCATTACTTGAGTTATAAGCAGTTAATGAATAAGTTGCAGATGCACCTCCTACACCAACTTTATTTGAAAAGGTAGCCGCTCCTGTGGAGTATGTTAAAGATAAAACGCTTGTACCTGCTCCATTATTTATAATAAAATTGTTTGATGTATTATTATAAACTTGCCATTGAGTAGATACATTATTTAAATATAATCCTGCATTAGAAGAATTTATAATCTGAACATATCCTTGATTTAATCTAATCGTTCCATTTACTTGCAACTTATCACCCGAGTCCGTTGTCGTTCCAATCAGCACGTTGCCGCCTGATGTGATACGCATTCTTTCGGTGTTGTTTGTACCAAAAGCAATATCTCTTGCTCCTCTTCCGTTTATCCCAAATACTGCATTGCCACCAGTTCCAAATATCTGTTGTGCCGTTCCAATATCTGCTATTGTTGTGCCGCTAGTCTGCCAAGTTATATAACCTCCATTTGCATTGCTAGAATTAATACTACCTACTAATCCATTAGATGTACTGAGATAAAGTTCAGTTGCCGTCACGCTACTTGAAAAGGTAGCCGCGCCTGAGTTGGCAATTGTAAGTTTGTTTGAAAACCCACCGCTTGGAGTTTGAACTAAAAAATCGCCATTGTTAGCACCTAGAAAAACAGAATTTCCAGAGGCATCCAATAGTTGCATAAATACCCCATTACTGCCAGTTCTTTGCACTACTAAATTAGTAGAACTAGATGCAATAAACCGCCCAGTTCCGTTAACATCTAGCCTAAAGCCAGCGTCTGTTGTCGTGCCGACAAGTAGGTTTCCGCCGCTGGTTAAACGCATTTTTTCTCCACTTGCGCCAGTTTCAAAAGCCATAATTCCTCTTGTCCATAATGCCATATCCGATGTTGATAAACCAGATATTGCATTACTACCAAGTGCAACAATGCCATTCATAGTACCTGAAGATTCAAGAGCAAATCTTACACCATTGGCAGCCGTGGAGTTAATAACTAATAATCCGTTAGTCGGCGAACTTGTCCCAATCCCAATGTTTGTCCCATTATCAAAAACCTGACTATTCCCAATCGTTGTACTTCCTGTAAATTTAGGCAAGTAGTTTGTCGTCCCTGTTCCTGTCACAGGGTTAGTAAGTACTGACTGATACTGAGGGATATTAAGAGTTGAACCAACTAATGTTGCTGCTCCTGATGTCCCTGTAGTTGTAAGTGTAATTGTGTTCTGCTTGTTGTTAAAGGTTGTCCAATCAGCTGCACTTAATACACCTCGGTTACTAGCTGACGCTGTAGGTACGTTTAAGGTAATTACAGGGGTCGTAGTGCCATTAGCAACTGAAGATGATAGGTCAGTACCACTTGTGCCTAAAGTCAAAGCAGCAACGCTTGTAACTGTTCCTACACCTGACCCCCCAACAAGAGCAATTGTTCCATCAGCATCAGGCATAGTATATACCCTTCCCCCAGGAACACCTGTTGTAATTGATGATACATCAAACTTAAACTCCTTAAATCCTGAAGGCTGTGCAAATGAAAAGTTCATTTGACTTGTGCCAAAAGTAGAAATAGAAGTATACCCTCCACCCCCTGTAGTGACACTTGTAGCCTGTTTAAAACCTAAGTATGAACCTGATGTAGGTGCAGGACCATTAACAAATAAACTACCTGCACTTAAAGAATATATACCTAAATTGACCGCCTGAGAGGCTCCTGTATATGGAACATATCCACTTAGTGCACTTCCGTAATCAGGAATATTTAAAGTCGCACCTACTAATGTTGCAGGTCCGCTAGACCCACTAGTGGTTAAAGTCAAAGCATTTTGCTTTCCATTAAATGTGCTCCAATCGGAACTACTCAATGCACCTCTATTAACAGCACTTGCAGTAGGAAGATTGAAAGTATGGGTAGCTACAGAGCTTGATATATTAAAGTCAGTTCCGCTAGTTCCAACAGTAAAATATTGAACCTGCTTAGTAATCCCATTAAGCGCAGTTAATCCTGTAGTAAATGTTGTAATAACCTGACACAGGTGACTATTCTCAGTATGCAAGGTTATTGTTCTGCCTGCATTGGTAACATATATTC